CTGCGCCGATTCCATGCGCCTTTTGCAAAGCGCGATGTTGGCGTCCGACTGTTGGTTGATGAGGTTGTTGTTGTAGGAGTTAATTCGCTGCGAATAGTTCGCTTGAACGTAGTTGTAGAGGTCGACCGAGGCCTTGCGGTCAACAGTGATGAAATCGTCCGAGAGGCTCGCGCCGGGTTTCTGGCCCGAAGGAAGCAGGATGTCGTTCCAGGTCAGCGTAATGGCCGTATTGGTCGGCGGCGTGTAAGCGGCTCCATTTCCGACGGCGCTCACTTCGCTGTAGGGAACCAGCTTCAGCAGGCCGCCGGAAAAGAACGCGGCCGTGTTCCCGGCGTCGCAATACTTGCCTAATTTGTCGGCTATTCCTTCCGCGGCCTCAAGGCAATCGGAGATAAAGAATCCGTTTGCCAGCCAGTGAGGGATGGCGTAGTTCGCCCAGGTCCCCGCTACGTCCAAAGCGTCCAAGGGAAAATCGATACCGCATAGGGGATCGCAGAGAAGCAGCGCAATTACATCCGTCGGCAGCGCGTCCTGCTGCCCCGGATAGATCGCTTGCCCCGCAACCTCGTAGTTGTACGGAGGCGTTTGCGCCGTCTGCCCGAGATCCAGATTCTCGCTCGCCACGTAGCAGACGCCTGTGTAGCCAAAGGCATGGGAGGGGTTAGCCGATTCGGTGTAGGACCATGGGGCCTGGCTTTGAGCGCCGTTGAAAAAGGTCAGGTTCAAGGCCGAAGAACTCGTAACGTTGGGGTCTGAGCTCGTGTACGAATACTTGATTGCAACCGGCCGCCCCGCATCGCCCGAGTAGAACTGATAGTAGGTCGTCGGAAATGATCCGCCCGTACTGACCACCTGATACTCATTCGGTGACGTCGGCGCTCCGCCCACAGGAATACCGGCGGAGTTGTTGTCGATGAAGGTTACCCCGCTGTTTTGATAAAAGTATTGGTAATTGTCCACCGTGATCTGCCACGGGCTGCTGGCCGGGATGAGATCGAACTGGGTTTGAATCAGGTAATAGAGCGAGAAGGTCGATGAATAACTGATAGCTACCGTTGCCCCGGCCATCGCCGCGCCGAAGGTATAGGTTCCGGTTGCCAGATCAAAGCTATACTGCCCGGCGCCTGGCAGCGACGGAACCCTTCGCAGGGGGACATTTTGTATGCCGGTCAGTATTTTTGGCGAGCCGCCGAAATCGTTCGTTGCGACCGAGTAAGCCTGCGGATGAACGACGCCGAGATCGACTTGGATGGGTGCTGCGTTTCCGTCAATCGGGGAGACCCAACCGCCGCCGCCGGGAACCGTGTAGTTGTAGGTGGAGGAGAGGTTCTCAAGCATCCCGTTGTAAGTCCAGACGTTCAGGAGGGCCACGCACGGACCTTGAGCAAGGGCTATAACCACGGTGGCATAGTACTCGTAATAGTCGCCCTTCGACCCGAAGATGCCTTTGCCGGTCGGAGCGGATGTCTTAACGCGGTTGAAGTCGAAGTAATCGAGCAGCTTGCCATGGAGGCGCTTGGTGCCGAAGAGGATGGGGAGGGTCGTCGCATAAACCGACTCGGTGATGCTCATATTTGCGACCGAGCCGTTGTACCTTGGTTGTCCGGGTTGGCGTCCGAGTCCAAAGATTCCCATGGCTGAATCTTACCTCACCCGTCCCTGTGGCACTCGCACGCGCACGAGAGGCTGAAACAGCGCGCATGGCCCCCGCGCTGGCACGTTCCCGATATCTGGCCTTTGCATACGGCATAGTGTCCGAGATTGACCCGGTCGAATCCTTGATGCTTCTTGGGTTCTTCTTTCTTTGCTTGCGCCATGCTATGCAGCCGCCTCTTTCTCAGGGGGATTGGGGGTTGGACTCCAGAGCGAATAGAACTCAAGCCGGACTCCGCTCAAGCGTCCTTCGCGCCCGTGGCCGTACTGGCACCCGGTAGCCTTGTGCGTTTGAAGAATTTTGCGGGGCCACTCGATGACCATAGCCAAATGCCCATGGCCTCTGCCGGTCAGATAGGCTACAACGTCGCCGGGCTTGACCATGGCTTCGGCAATCGGCGCGCCGCCGCATTGCTTGATGCTTTCGAGCAGCCGTTCCTCCCGGCTATGAATGTGCAGTTGCGGGCTGTACCAGCGGGGCATCGGAGCGTCTTTCGGCAAAATCCCGGCGTCGCGGTAGATGGCCCACATGAGCGTGGCGCAGTTGGCGCCGATACCGCGGAGGGGCGGCGGGGCTTCATTGTACGGCGTCCCGAGCCAGAGTTTGGCAGTCTCAATCAAAGCGGCGCGGCCTTCGGATTCGGTCATATGCGCACCGCCGTCATTCCTGGCCGGAATGCTTTGCCATTGTTTGCGCTGCGCTTCCAGTCCCGCGAGGTTCTCGAATCGCACACACATATTGTGCAATCGCAAACGGCGCAGAAACCAAAACCCTTGTGTGGGCAAACAGTGGAGTGGAACTCGTCATCGTATCGGCGCCCGCATCTGTCGCATTGATTCCTCATCTAGCAAGACTCCTATTCGTTGATCTACTCAAAGTGCAGCTTCCGGCTGGGGGACGAAATTCATTCCCCCGAAGTTCACGTAAGCCGTACTCGGTTGCAGGTTGAGGCATGACGCGAAAGTGTGATTACACCCCTCCGCAATCGAGAACGTATCGCCCACCGTCATATCGAACAGCGGAGGCGCATCCAATTGCACCTGGTCCGGCACCGATCCCGCGCCCGGTGTCCAGACGGCGACCGTGTAGGTTATGCCGTTGTTGGCGCCGGATGTAAAGGTGATCTGCCCCTTGGAAAACGTCCCCGCCGGGCTGATGGTTGACAGGTTGGCTGCCGGCTGGAGAGTTCGCGGGTCGATCAATCCTCCGATAGACTGCCCGGAGCGCGTAAATGCCGCCTTGCTCAATGCGCAGCCGCTGGAGTACAGGACCCACCGGCAGTTGGCCTGAATAAGCTGTTGTGGGCAATCGAGATTCAGGCGGTACATCAGATCCCGGACCTTGATCGTGCATTTCGTCGGCCCGAGGTCGTTCGTCTCCCCGCATTCGCCTACGAACCGCGTCGATATCAGGCTGCCGCCCGTTGGCCCTACCACGACGCCCCATGTGCTCATCGTGGCCCGGTAGATGGTCACGGGAGCCGCGGCAAGAAGCCCGGCATAGATGCCGTCCATGAGGTAGACGAGGTTATTTGTGCCGGGGAAGAAGATCGGCTGGAACTGCTCGTCGGAGTAGACGGTCAGGTCGATGGAGTTCGATTCAAAGCCGATCTTAACGGTCTGCGCGCCGCGTTTCCAGAAGCCGTAGAGCCACGGATGGTATTGGTTCCCATCGTAGGTGATCGGCGCGCGGCCGTCCGTGGCGTAGATCATGGCTCCGTTGCGGCATGGGCCGATTGCGAAAAGATGGGCGCGATAGATTTTCGTGTAGGGGGCCGCGGCGTAGAGGGCGAGAAGATCGGCTGAATACTGTTGCGCCATGGCTTAGAATCCGAGGGGCACTTGCTCCAACTTACAACTTTGAAGCGAGTAGAGGTTTTGGACAAACTGATCGAAGTCGAGAGTATCATCGAGGAACTTTGCCACGTAAGCGTAATTCCCATTCCACGACAATGCCTTTCCCGCCGATGGCGCCGTCCCGAACGTCACCTGTAGGGGATATTGCGAGAGCGTGTACAGCGAGGAGTTGACCAGCGCACCGTCCAGGTAGAGGGCAAACGGATTGATTCCGACGTCGCTGGAGATGGCCGACAGCGCATCGATCGCTTCGACGGGAACGAGCGACCCTGTCACCTTGCTGGTGCGATACAACTGGAAAACGGTTTGCGTTCCGTTGGTAGTGCCGGAGTAGCCGTTGACCAGCGTGCCGGCGATTATCGGCGTGATGTAGGTATCCTCAAGCGGAACCGGGTTGGCGGCCGGATCGTAGATAAAGCGGCCATTTGAGCCGTTCATGGCTAAAAAGAAATCTTGCAGGGCAAAAAAATCCGGCTTAAGGTCGTTGGCGTTATTGACGCCCGCCGGCACGTCTTCCGACTCCGGCCATAAGCCTTGATCGCGCAAAACCGACCAGGACAAATCCCATTCCCAGCTCGGAAACTGCGAGACGCTGAACGATACAGGGCGCGCTCCGCTTACCGGATGCTGGGTGACCGTGTTAAAGCGGGGGGATTTGTGAGATTCCCATTCGACGCCGGGGGGGATCGGTAATGTCGGTAGAGTGGCCACGGGTCAAGTATAGCGCAAGGGTCGACACTACCCCATTTTACATCAACACGTGATATTCATCCGCCGCGCCGCTCGTTTCAAATGCAGTGCGTTTGCATCCGCGCTCCGCCGGGCCAACCCCTCCAGCCCCTTGCTGTCCATGACGGTTGCGTTGATGGTTGAGTGAGTGTTGAAGGTGTGGCCGCCCCCGCCGCCCCCATTGCCCGCCGCATTCATCAGCATGGAGGTCATCGGCGTTGGCAGCACGGCTTCGCCGGCATGAGCCAGAATTGGTACTCCCTGCCCATTTCTTCCCGGAACAATGCCGCCCGTTTCCATCGAAGCTGCTAAAACAAACGGCTGCATGACTCCCAACATAGCAGCCCCGGCGGCGGCGGCGGCGGCTGGTCCCAAGATAGCCATAGTTGCCGCATACTCGGCAGCAGCCATTCCAGCGGCGCTTTCTGCTACTAGAGCCTGCGAAGCAATTGTGTCGGCATTTTTTGCAGTAGCATCTTTCTCTCCACTCTGGCCTATGGTCTTATCCATTACCCACATCTCTAGTTTTTTCAACATAACCTCAGCAATATCATCGATCATCGATACAGCCCAACGCTTACCGGCGTCGATCATGGCGTCTGTGAACTTCTTGTGTGTTGTCATCCATTCGTTGAGGCCGCCGATTAGCGCCTGATTGGTCTGCTCGGCGTACTTTATGTACGTCTGCATCTCACGTTCGGCCTCTTGCTGGGCGATCTGCTCGCGCCCTGCCGCTCCCTTGCGCTGCGCCGCGGTTATCTCGTCCTGGATCTTGGTGTATGCGGCGAGTTGGTCGCCTCCCTCCATGGGATGATATTGAGCCTGCTGCGCAGATAGGGCTCCTACCCTTTCGTTTTCCGCCGCGTAGGAGACGGCGATCTTCTCCTGTTCCGCCTGCTTTGGCGTGATGGTTCCCATCTTTTCGCGGAAGGAAATGATCCTGTTAGCTTCCTCTTCCTGCTGGGTTGTGGATTTCAGAGCGGCTTCCGTCTGCTCCTGCATCATCCGCATTTGCTCTTCGTGGGTGCGCCTCCACTCTTCCGCTGCCTGCCGGTCCGCTTCCTCTGTTTTCTTCCCCGCATCGATGCGCGTTACCATCACCGTGTTGGCATCGGCAATCTCTTGGGTTGTAGCAAACTTCTGCTCTCCCAGTTGCCAGTCCATGCTGTGATTGAGAATCTCTTCCTGCGTTTTGGTTTCTTCCTCGACGCTGCGCCCGTAATCCTCAAGCTCCTTTTTGCGGATGCGGAATTGGTCCTTAACCTCGGGGGATTCTTTCTCTTTTGGGGAGTGGGCATCAACAAGCGTTTGGTGCTCTGTCTGGGCGCCCTGAAGGTCCATGGTTGCTTTGATGTACTGCTGCTCCTGGGCTTGCGCATTCATCAGACGCTGGACCGCGTCAAGTTCCGTTTGATACGCCGGCGTGGTGGCTGGGGATGTCCCCGTGTCGTTTATCCACCCCTTCAATTCTTTCTGCCGAATCAGCAGCGAGTTGTAATAGGACGTTGATTCATTTAATTCTCCCTGCGTGTTGACCTGCTCGGAAAGGTGCCGTTCATGTTCGGACGCCATCGTTTGCTCATAGCCGGTCCCACCCTGCTGGCCAACAACCTGCTGCAGGAAACTTCCGGACATCCCCTTGATGGCGGTCTCGACCTTCTTGAGGACGCCGTCTAGTTTTTGGTCAAGCCGATCTGCGTCTAGAATCGCCTCGTCGATTGCCAACTTCATCCCGTTCGTTGGCTTATGCTCAAGTTTTTCATTCGCTACCGTCAGGCGGTCAATCTCAACGTTGATTTCATCGTTCATCATACGTAGAGAATTCGTCACCTCTTGGATATCTTCTGCTGTCTTGCGCGCGCGCTCGCCACCCATATCGAAGGCGTCATAGAGCATTTTCCCTACCCGACCCGCGACTTCTCCGAGGGCGATCAGGCCGATTACCGGGAACGCCATCTGTAGGGCGGGTCCAAGGCCTAAAGTGGTGCTCAGGAACGCCGCCGCGGCTCGGTTGCCACTCATCATGCGGCCTTCGAGAATGCCGATAGAGGCCGTTGCACTCTGCCTGGCGGAAATGCCTCTCCCTACGGCTGCGGTGACCGCATTTTCTCCGGCGGCGGTTGCGGCCAGTGCGGAGACAAGTTCTTTCTCTGCGCCTGCTGCTACGGATGCGGCAGCCGCATTCTCTGCAAGGTTTTGGGCAAGTAGTTTGGTGGACTCCGCCGCACCGATCGCGCCGACCTGATACTGTTTGATAATGTCCCTGTGGCGAGATTGAACGTTCTGGGCTTCAAGCGCAGCGGCAGCTACTCGCTGATATGCCGCCGCAATCTGATCTGCCGACTGCTGCGCTTGACTCCGCGCCGCGCTGAGCCCGCTCGTATCGATCGACAAGCCTATTCGAATCTGGGAGTCGTCAGACATTTTTCTTCCCCTTCCGCTTCGCTTTATCTAAAGCGTTCCTCAACCATACAGGGGCTTCGCCCGCCGGCTTGATGGCATCCCGCACCACCTTCTCGGCCATGCGCTTGTCTGTTTTAGGATAACCCTTATCGCCGGGAAGAAGAATCTGCGTGCGCTCGATTTCATGGACGGGCGGAAGAGTCTTGAACTCCTCGACGAACTCCATGAAGCGGGACATATCCATCGCCTCGATGTATTCGTAAGTCCAGCCGGTTTCGCGGATCAGGCGACGGAAATTGCGCTCATACCACTTGATTATTCCGCCGCTGGTGATTCCCCCGCGCCCGCGGCGGACTCCTTGGAATTCGGCGTACCGAAGCCGGTCAGGCCCATGACCACGACCTCGGCGTCGTAGAACTCCTTGGCCGAATCCCATAGATCGGTGTCCAGGAGCTCGATAACCTTCTCAATCGGAAGGTCCGCGGTCCCGATCTGCCCGCGGTGCTTTCCATTTTCGTCCACCGGAGATTTGAGGTCGGGCAGGAATGCCTTGCCGTTCTGGAGCGAAACGGCCATACGGCGCATACGGACGCTGACCTTGGTTTTATTGTCCGCGCCCCGGTTGGCCTCGGCGGCCAAGAGGTCTTCCATTATGGATTGCGAGACGGACAAGCCTTTGACGGGGTGCGGCTGTCCGCCGATTACGATCATGTCGCTACGCATACAGGGGGCTACCTTTCTTTTTGATGAATGCCGCTTACCACGGCAGATATTGCTGCATCACAATGCCGGTGACGGGGTTCGAGTACGCCTCGAAGCTCGTATCCTCCATCGTGTAATCGTCGAGTTTCGTTGCCAGGCTGAGATTCCCAAAGCGGACGTTCGGGAAGTAGAGGCCGCGGTTCAACTCCGCAAAGCTGGGCGATTCGTAGGGCAGATAGAGATAGAGCCCGACAATCGGGCCGGTGCCCATGGCGGTGTTCACGATGGTGAATGTCTGGCCCGCGGCGGCGCCGGAGTAGACGTAGTTGATGATCACCGATTCACCGACATCGGCGGCGGCGAATGTGTAGACGCCGGCGGCAACCTCGTACTGGCCCGTCGACGGGGTGCCGGATGTGACCTCCAACGGGGCGCCGGTCGCGCCGTAAACCACGTTGCCGGTCGACACGTAATTCGCCGCATGGGGAACCGTGATCTGGTAGGGCGTTCCGGGGATGTTGCCCTCGTAAATGTCCGTGGCGTTCGCCGTCGTTTTCGAGTAGGTGTAGGTGATCAGCATGGATGCCCCTACATCGGCCGCGGCGAAGACATAAACGCCATTGGATACCGTGTACTCGCCTTGCGCCGGCGTCCCGCTGGTGATCGCATTCAGTATCTGGCCGTTGGCGGCATAAAGAACGCCTCCATCCTGAACGAAGTGGGCGGCGTTGGTGACCGTTACCGTATAAGTGGACACGGGGACAGTCCACTCCTCGCGGTAGCTTCCCGTTTGCGCCGTGCCGGAGGATACCGAGCCGGAAGAGCCGAACATCAAGGAATTCCAGGCCGTGCCCTCAAGCTGCGCAAAGCTGACGCTGCCGTTGATCGTGCTCTTTCCGGTCGCCGAATCCACGGGGTATTTGTAAAGGCCGAACAGCGTCTTGAGTTCGACCTTGATGTCCACCTTGGCGCTTTGCACCGTGCCGATCTGGACCGGCGAGAGGTTCTGGCCCGTCTGCCCCCCGTTCGGGAAGCCAAATAGAATGCCCGATCCAAAGCCTAGAGTCTGGAGTTGTTCTGCACCCATCGCGGTTCTCCTTCGGGCGGCCAGGGGGTCCGCTGTTTCTCAAGTGCAATCTACACCACGGGGGTAAACCGGGCAATGATGGTTAGCCGCAAATTGCCTTGACGGTAAATACCAGCATGGCGGGAGGCGCCAGAAGTCCCTCATCAAACGGAACTCTTCCATCTATCCAGCATTCCTCAAGCGCCGGCCCGAGCCCTAGCTGCTGCCGGCCGCCCATGTTCGGCTTACCGTTCAAGGCGATCAGTGAGGGCTGAAAGGCCAGGTCCATGGCGTTAAAGTAGCTGTTCAGCAGAGGCGATGCCGAGGCGTTCAGGTTGCCGGAGTCAACCGCAAAATAGAGGAACAGAAACGCCGTCAACTCATACTTCGTGATTCCGCGCTCACCATGCACGAGCCGTATCCCGTCCGCCGGTTGAAGTTGGTAGAGGGCGGGCATCGGAATATCGCCAACCTGGTCCCAGTGAACCCAGCGGCGGGACATCGTGATAAGCGGCGTTTGGGATGGATTGCCGTTAGCCTGGGGTGCGTTGATGGAGCACGCCTGGGCGAAAATTGCACGATAGACCGTCTCTGCCGGTAGTTTCATGATGCCGCGGCCTCCGCTGCCGTCTCCTGAAAGCCCTCGATGATACTCGTGGCCTGCTCGTCTAGGGTTCCGCGCATGAAGGCATAGGCGCGGGTTCCGGGGTGCATCACCTGCTTGGCGAATATCTCCTTGCCGCCAATCTGAAAGTGCAGAGCCTTCGCGTTGATTGCCTGAATGATATGCGCCCTCGAGCCATATTCAAGGGGCCGCGCATAGACCACCTGAGCGCCGCCCGCCGCCGCGCCGCCGGTAATCTCATTGGGGCTTGTCTCGGTCGGGAGCGTTCGGATGCTGCCGGACAGACGCCCGGTATGAACCTGCAACACTTGTCCTGCAACCTTCGCGCTGACCGCCACAGCTAGATTCCTAGATGTCAAACCCATTTTCTCCGCCAGCGCCGCCCGTATCGCCCCGGTCTTCGATTCGAGGAACGGCCCGACGGCGTTGGTGTCGATCGTGACGCCTACGGATTCACGGAACGGCCCTGGGCGGACATCAGCCATCTATGCTCTCCGCTTGTAATACTCAATCGTCTTCGCAACGCTCGGATCGATCTCGAAGCTGGTGTAAATCGTCGACCCGGCATCCTTCTGCATCAGCGAACGGATGCCCTCCCATCCTCTCCTCTTGTAGATCATGTTCACCCATCGCAGCATGGCTTCTTTCAGATCCAGCGGCGTCCCGGCGGTTTGATAACTAATCTGCACCTGACTCCCGGCATCGGCGGAGTTGAACAGGTAGGAGCCGTTTCCCAAAAGATAATACTGCCCGGCGGACGGCGCGGTCAGAACCGGCGTCAAAGGAAGCCCGCCGGAAAAATACCTCACACCGCCATCGGATACCCATGGCAGTTGGTTCACGGTGACCGTGTACGGCGCTCCCTGGCACGTCCATGCGATACTTCCGCCGTCCGGTGTCACCGCGCCCTTGTCCGCGCCCCAGACCGGCGTAGACGCCCCGGCGTTCGCCGTCGTGGCATTGCCGGCGATGATTGAGCATGTCTGGATATTCTTTCCATCGAAGATCGTCTGGCCATTTCCGTATGCTCCGCGCGCGACCCATGAGGGAGGCAGGGCGGGAACGGTTCGGAGTTCATCCGGGATCGGCTGCGCGGCGAAACCGGCCGAGTAGGACACCTGAATGCAATCGATCGCCTTTGGCCATCCGGGACGGCCGCCGCCATAACCCCGGATACCGGCCCAACCGCCGCCCCAGTATCCGCCGGAGCCGGTCATCAAGCCCCAGAACCGTACACCGAGAAAGCGGCCGCTATCGTCGATGAACCATCCCCAACTGTTCGGACCGGAAGACGCCGGGACCGGCTGCGAAAAGACCGTAACGGACGAGACGGACAGGATCGGCCAGTTTCGGAGCTGCAGGAGACAGTTTCCGTTGCCGGAGTAGGACTCGGAATAATTGACGGCCTGGTTAAATGGCGACTGCGCGGGGATTGAGGCATTCTGGCTGGCCCGCCCCGTGCGCCGCAGGATGTCAAGGGATAGCGATGAAATCAAGGCCTGAAGGACGCTTGTGTTTTGGCCGGCGTTCTGCGGAGCTCCGAATATCCAGTTGACGGCTTCGTCTATTGTGCAGAGGTCGAGCGGCGTCGGTCCGATCATCTCAGTTCACGGCTCCTATCTGAATCGCTCCCTGGTTCTGCCGGCAGAGGTTCGCGTGCAAAGCCGTAGCAATTCCGAACGCAGCCCGGCGGGCATCTTCCCACGAGGCAAACGGCCCGTGCTGACCACCGCACGCCAGATCGCCGAAGACCGTCTGCGGCAGGAAAATGCGCCAACGGCCGTCTACGCGGACAATCTTCGGCTTTAAGGGAACGTACTTTGGTGCGCTCATCAGGGACAGTGTAAACCCAAACGGCAAACCGCTCACTCATGTGGTCAGATTAGCTCTGACGGCGCCTCATGTGACTGTATCTAATTAACTCCGTGGGGCAGATGCCTCACCAAAAGGAGAATCACCTCATGAAGCGGACAGAGAAATTGGTGTTCAAGGACATTTCGGAAAAGCAGTTTGAGGCGATCCAGACGCGCGCCAAGGCTGAAGGCCTCGCACTCGGCGGCCAGAAGGGCCTCCTAACATGGGACCACGGCATCGGAATCGACTGGTCCTACGACGCGAACAAGGAATTGCTTGCTTTCCAGGCATCCATCCCGTTCGGGATCTCCGCAAATGAGGTAGAGGGTGCGCTGTCGGCAATCGTTCGCCACACGGCAACATACTCGGCGGACAATGCCGCGGAAGCGGAGGCCGTCGCGCACAATGAGCGCAATACGGAAGTAGCGGCCGAAGAGAAGAGGAAGGCCGTTGTTCCGGTCATCACATGGCCTACGCCCGCCCCTATCGCCTTCCCGACGCCCCTCAGCGCGGCGCAGTTGAACGCTACTGCATCCGTGCCCGGAACCTATGCGTATTCACCCGGCCCAGGAGCCGTGCTGCCTGCCGGCACACACCGCCTGTCAGTTGTTTTCACCCCAACCGATGCTTTCGGGTACGAGACGGCATCGTCCAGTACCACGCTTACGGTCAACTAGGCGAGACGGAAGAACGATGGCTTGAGGGTCGCCGGTGGGGTGGCCCTCAGATTTACCGAAAAGCGCCGTAAAGCCCCTCCATGATTCACAGGATACAGGGTGCAAAGAATGCGCAAACTCAAAAGGCCAATCCCTCTCGGAACTGGCCTTTTTGAGCTTTAGGGCCACCGCCCCCTAGAAACAGTGGCTAACCTAAATCGTTGATTTTACGACGGGGAAACAAATGCTCCGATGCCCGTGATCACTCCCAAAAGGCCGGGGAAGTGATGAGCTAAGGTTTCATGGACATATGTCCCAAAATTCCATGCACGGAACACCGGCGGCCATTCGATGCCGTAGTAGTCGCGCTGAACCAACATGCCGTAGATGTACGGCAGGCGGCTGTGCGAGTAGCCAGGCGGCACGGTCCGGATGTTGAACAGCAGCGTTCCGGGCGGGATCATCGGGTGAATGCGGATGGGAATTGCATTCGCACCGGTGGGGTTGCCAACGGCGTAGCGGCTCTGATAGCCGGATACGACGAAGCCGCCCAGGATGTTGTTCTGAGTATCGCGCTGGAGGATGATCTGGTAGCCGGTTGCCGAGGCGCCGCCGTAACGGACAGCATTGTCCAGGCACTCGACCGCGATCAGATCGCCCCAGATTTCGTCGATGCCCGTCTGGAAGATCGTGAACAGGGTCTGCAGCATGGTTTCGACTTCGAGAACCTTGCCGTTTCCGAGCGAAGTCAGGGAGTTCGATCCGCTTGGACCCGCGCCGAACTGATTCACCCACTGGCCGTAGGTGGCGGCCCAGGCGAACAATCCGTCCATGTCGTAGGGGTTGGCCGATTCGTCAACATTCCCGCCGGCGGCTACGAACGCGGAGGCGGTTGTCGTTACGGTCGGGGGCGTGCTGATGGTCACCGTCGGGAACTGTGTGATGGCGTAGAGATAAGCGCCAGCCGTGCTGCCGGTATTGGTGGCCTCGTAGTCTACAAACCACGCATAGCCGCCCATGGCGCCGACTTTCGGCGTGACGGTGGCTACGACGTTGAGAGTGGCGGTGACTTGAAACGGAGTTGCCGAGTTGGACATTGCCGACAATGCCGACGTGCCGCCGGCGATCGAGATCGGCTGATTGGTGCCGGGCGCGTTGTACTGGAACGTCGGAGTCAGGCCGCCGGCCACGGTAAGAGGCGCATTGTAGTAGCCGTACTGCGCGTTCTGCGGGTTTCCCATGGCGGTAAGGGCCACGCACCAGACGGAGACGTAGTGACCGGATGTGAGCGTTCCGGCCGGCGTAAGCGCGGTCCCGGCAACTACGGTCGGAGTCGGGCCGGTGCCGAGTTGGAAGCCGTTCGAGCCGGTTCCGTTGCCGCCGTTGCCGTTCAGAATCTGCGCCTCTTCGGCGAGGAACAGAGCCAGAAGGCCGTCCAGACGCTCGGTAGCCAGGTTGTCGTTGAATCCCTCGCCGGCAAACTCCGCCGTGTAGGTGACCTGGTTTTCCTTGCCGAACTCCTTGTAGGTCGCAATGCAGGGGACCATGTTCGGCGCTGTGATCTGGGCGCGCTGCGCTTCCGGCACGCCGGGATAGGCGTATCCGGGCGCGGTGATGCGCTGCCAGTGAGCAGCCGTGCCGACGCCAGAATTCGGAGGAGCCGGACGCGGGGTCATGTTGCGGAACGGCGTGTAGAACGGATAAAGCAGTTCGACCGGGCCGCGGAGGTCGTAGAAGTTGAATCCGATCGAGGATGTGACGCCGGTCTTGGCCATCTTCTGCCCGGCCTTCATCACTTCCCAGATGCGGTGCTTCGCCATCTCGGCGCCCTCATTGTAGAGGGCCATGCGCTTGTTGGTTTCGGCTGTATCGGCCGGATTGCCCGGCAGTTTGAGGGAGCCGACAGCGCCCTTGACGCGCAACATATCGTTCAAGGTCTTGCTGTGCTTCTTTTGCAGGTTGCCCACCCACGTTTTGACTGCGGCCTCCTGCTGCGCCGTGAATCCCCTGTAGACATCGTCCGTCAGGACGATCTCGCCCATGCCGCGAGTGAAAACTGGTGTGCCAAACATCCTGGTACCCTCCTCGTGTTTTGCTTGCCTTCGGGACGCGCCACCGGGGTGACGCGCCTTTTCGTGAACTGCCCGTTACTTGATGAAATCGAAGAGCTTCGTTGCGCCCGTCAATTCGCCTTCGTCCTGCTGGCTCTTGTCCAGTTGGCCGGCACGCGGAACCGCGTAGATGTTCCCGTTGTCTCCGCCCGCCTCAACGCCGACCGCGATCGATGCGTTGTTGGCTGCCGCGTTGAGCTTTGCCACGGCCTGGGCGTCGAGCGATTCGCGCACCTTTTTGGCATATTCGGGCGATGCGTAGTACTCGCCCTGAATGCGAGCGTAGGCATTTTTCTCCACTTCGCTCATGTTGGTCACGTCAACCTCCACGGGAGCCGCATTGCTCTTCCGAATTGCAGGCTTGGCCTCGCGCACGGTCTTGAATTGCGCGGCCAGCGCGGTTTTCTTTTCCGGCGTGTCGGCGAAGTCCTCGGCGCACTTCGCGCACTTGGCGGCCATTTCCGAATGGGCCTTGTGCATGGCCGTGTGGTGCTCGGCCTTGGCCAGGTGATGCTCATGCGTGGCCTTGGCAATATCGGCGTGCATCTTGTGATGCTCCTCGTGCTCGCCGCCGTCTGCGGCCGCCTTCTTGAAGTGCTCGTGAGCGGCCTTGTGAACGGCGGCCTGAGCCGTGTGGTGTTCCGCCATTGCTTTGTGGGCATCGGCCAGAACTTCGTTATGCGCAGCCTGATCGACAAGATGGCCGGTCATCACGTCGCCGACATTCTCGGGCAGTTCGACTTCCTTTTTCATCGTGGTCACCTTCCCGGCCTTTTTCGCGGCCGCTACCAGTTCCGCGGTTTCTTCCTGCGCCATGCGAAGGAAAGTCTCCGAGAGACTGATCAGATTTTCTTCCAATTCCTCGGGAATGTCGGACTCATCGCCCTCGTAGTCCCGTTCTTGAATCGCACTATACCGCAACCATGCAATCCGTTGGAGTACCTCGGCAAAGTTCGCCACATCGAACAAATCCTTGCGCAGCGTGATACCCGCGCCCGCGGCCTTGGCGTGGATGCTTTCCTTGATGCGCTGACTTTCAGCCTTGATGAAGCTCCGGTCAAGCGTCAGGACCTCGGCCTTGTCCTCGTCCTCGGAGACTTCGATTCCGTGCTCCTTGGCCGCGGCGATGATCTTGGCCTTGACTTTAGCCTTTTCATCGGCGGGAATGCCCTTAGTCGAAGCGAAGCGGGCGAGAGCATTTACGATGTGGCGCTTGGTTTTCTCCTCGGTCGAGAACTTGATGGGGAGCTTCCAGGTTTCCGTCTTTTCCGGATCTCCGACGTGGGCGAAGCAATCGGCCGTCAGGTCTTCCCCGGCCACGCGCTTGGTCTTCTTTTCGTCCTTATCCACTTTTACCTCCACCGGCACCGTCGAGCCATCGGCCTTGATGTGAAGAATGTTCGCCACCGGGACCGCCGGCCGGTCGCACACGGAAAGTTCGGCAATCGTGGCGCCGTACCGTACCGGGACCGTTTCCTTGCAGGCCGGGCACCAGTTGTTGCCCTGCTCATTGGGTAGCTGCTCACCACAAACGTCGCATTTGCGCCAGTCGTAGCGGCCGCCAAAGCTGAACCCTTTTAAGATCCCCTTGGCGACCATGTCCCAGGTTTTCGTATCGCCGACGTTCATCAGGTATGTTCCGCCGCCGATGGTTTTTCGCCCGTCGTCCATGTTCAGGGCGATCACCTTGCCGGTCGGAAGGGTCATGTGGGAGAACCGAACATTGCCGAGGGATTCTTCCATCCCCGCCGCGGCGGCTATCGACTTCTCATTGTCGGACCAGGCCTGAACGCGCCCCTTCTGATAGGCGTAGTCGGCTATTTCATTGTCGGAATCCCGAACCTCGGCGGTGAATGTGCCCCAGGCTTCCTGCTTGGCCTCATCCACCTTTTCGATGGGAACAGCCTTCAGGAACTCGCCGGGTTTGATGGTCTGCTGCACATCTAGGGATATACAACAGGCATGGCAACCGCGCAATGATGGGGGTTAACTGGCAGTTTTTACGACTTTTGCGAGTTGCCGCATGAGGCGACGGGCGCGCTTTCTCCGCTTGCCGGGTAGATGCTCTGCTGCGGATTTGGGACTTTGGTTTCCAACTGCCCCCACCAACTTATCGAGCATCCGAACCTTGAAATTCTCGCGGAGGCTTTCCTGTAGGCGTTGGACTCGATCCTGTTGTATCCCCTTGCGCCCCGTACCGCCCGCCCCGTACAGCCGCTGCCGCCAGAACCAGCGGATGGGTTCGGGGACGGTTTCGTCATGAATCAGCCGCCTCTGCTCATCGAGCGTCGGCTCAACGTATTGCTTTGCGGGTTCAACTTTGGTATCTGGCATGTTTACTCTTTGGGTTCAAGCGATGAAATAAAGTTTCGGAGGTGAAAAAGGGCCTCTAGATGTGCCAGTTTGCTAGCCTCACTTCCAAAAGTGTTGCACGACGAGTATGGCGACAGCCACAATCAAAGGCCAGAACTTCTCAATAAACCCTTGCTCGCCGGATGCGGTATCGCGACTCTTGGTCAGGTCGGAAATCTTAGCGTCATAACTCTTCGCCAATTCGGCAATCTTAGCGTCGTTATACGCGGCGCCCTTCATAATGTCTTCTCTGAGCCGCGCATGTTGTTGCTCGTACTGTTCACGGTTTACAAAAGTTCCACGCTCATTATCGATCTGCTTGCGCATCTCGTTCATTTCATGCAAGCGGCGGTCAGTTTCAGCCTTTGCAATGGAGAGAGCGTTTCCTTCTAGGCGATGCGTATCCGGGTGTGCTTCCTGCCATTTCTCCGTTAACGATATGCGAACGCATAGCCCCGGTATCTCATCGTGAAGTTTCTCAAATTCCCTTGAGGTATGTTCGCAAGCCGCCACGCGCTCACTGAGTGCGGTCATCGTGTCTCCGAGTCTTGCCGCTACGTCCACCGCGTTAAAGTCCATGAGGCTCGCTCACTCTTCCTTTTTCCCCGCGCCTTCGATTGCCGGATTTGACGCGGGCTTAGGCTCTGCTTTTGGCTTCTGCGGTTCGAGCAAATCAAGCCAATGCGAACATTCCTGTATCGCGCCTTCAAAAGCATTGACGTTCGCAACCGCCTGCTCTTTGCCGGCCTTCAATTCAGCCAGACGCTGCTCAAGCATCTGGCGGGTAATCGCGGGCTTGTCCGTCTTTGCGGGCGGCACTGCTTGCGCGGTTTGGGCGGGCATCGGGAGACACCCGCCCATCAGCAGAATTGCCAGGTAGATCCGGCGCATTAGCTTGCTCCGGCGTAGTAGCGCAGATAAACGTCAGTTCCTGACACCTTGATCTTCAGGTACCCGCTCACAGCCGCACTCGCTCCGCTTCCGGGGATGATGTAGCCGCCGCCATTGTCGGTCAAATCCATCAGCCTCGTGGCCTTTGAGTAGCCGTAGATCAGGGAGTTGAATGTCGCCGCAGTTGTGTTGGTGATAACCATCGAATCGCAGAACGCGCAGGCCCCTGAAGGTGCGGTTGCGCCGGCGTCGGACCAGATCGGCGCAATATGGGCAGCCCCGGTGAGCGTGGCCGAGGATAGATCAAGCTGGCCAAGCAGGCCGAACATCCAGAGCGCGCCGCCGTTGACGGTGCCCTGAACGATCAGTTTTCCCTGAGCGCCGTACACATATCCGTTCGTGGCCGTGGTTCCGGATGGCAATGTAGCCACGCCGCGAATGCCTACCAGGCTGTTGCCGCCGTTCGCGTATCCGGTATTCGTGGTTGTAACCTGCCCGATGATCGAGCGCACATTCCCCGGCGCCGCGGTGGATACGGTTGTGGTAGTCGTGATTGCGTTCACCGGAAGATTCAATACGATTTGCGTGGCCGGAGTTCCCTGCGCGATCCAGGCCGTCGCGCCCGCCACGGTTTTGCATCCCCAGCCCTGATACGGGGGAAGAGAATCATTCTGCTGAAATGCGGCGCCTATAGCGCATGGAATCGTCGGCGTTCCCATGCCGCTCAATGTTGACCCTGCCGGAGCGACGTAATTGTCCCAGTCATAGGTTGACGTGGAAATCGTTACCCCCGGTACGGTAAGAATCGTTTGCGCACCCGTGGTAATCGTGACGGTCGCAGTTCCCTCGGTGAAGCTGCCGGAGAATGCCCCATTGGTGATCGTGGCGCAGGCCCCGTTGAAGCACCATTGACCCGTCTGGAGCGGGAAGGAAACCGGGTAATTGACCTGAGTACCGCTGATGGTTGTGGGCGTGGCGAACGCGACCATGGGCAAGATGACCGCGAGGACGATGGCTGCAAGTGACCTTTTCATGATCGTTTCTCCTCGTTACTGTTTTGGTTCACAACTCCAAATTCTGTTGACTGGTCGTTTGGATCAGGGTCAATCCAGATCGCAGACCGTTCATCGATCGCGGTCGCTTTGATTATCCCACCCTCGCGGACGAACCGGAAAAGAAGGCGCTTGTCCGGGTCGACGATCTCTTTGAGCACACCGGCTGAGATCAGGACGCCGTCAATCTCGATCGTGCCGAGCCGTTCCGAAAAGCGGATGCGCATCATCCCTCCGTACTGCCCGGCACCAATGTCAACCTGTGTCCCGTCTGTTCTTTGCGAATGAACTCAGCAAAATCGTTGGCGACAGCCTCGGCCTCTCGATGGAAATCTTCGTCATCGAGAAAGAATCCGAAAAAATAGCCATCACAGTTGACCCGCAGTGAGAGCCTGCCTTTTGCCCGTTCAGTTTCGTCGCTGCCAAAATATTGGGCCAAGGTAATTACGTGATGACAACGCGCCGGCGGAGGACATAAAAACTCCAGCCGCTTCAACATATCAATTAAGAACTGCCTCATCTCATGCGCTCACTTTCTTCGGTGGATTGAGGTGGACGATACGAAGGGCGCACAAACACGCGGGGTGCTGCGGCGGTGCAACATCTCCCGATGGAAATGCCTCACCGACCGGCACCTGGCCGGCCTCTGCATTCTCATCGCATTCATCGTCTACCTCGTGATCGGCCGACAGCACCCACTCAACCGCCTGAATCACCCCGGTCTTCTTCCACGCTTCGATGTTGCCGCGGGCCATGGCGAACTTTACTTCGGTTGTGGCGATCAACTTTGCCCGCTTTTCGGAGAACACGCCGGCGGCCTGAATTCTCTGCACGAGCTCGCTCATCGGCGTTTCGCGCGAAAAAGCTTCGGTCAGGATTTCGCGGAGCATATTGCGCGTGGAGTCTGTGATGGCCATGGCCGCGTTCGGGTTTTGGACCAAAACTCCATCGACCCACTTCATGCCCACCATTTCGGCGCCGCGGTCCCTGGCGTAATCCATGGCCACCTGGTTGACATCGCTGATCGTCGCGCTGGCCGTTACGCGCACGGGCGTTGGCGAGAGAGTCACGGTCAGCGGTCCGGACTGAACCGCGCGCTCCGTCTGATCGAGACCTATTGCCGCTCCATCTAACGCTGCGTCCTGAATTGCGGGTTGAACCGCGGCCGGAAGCGCATCCCATTGAATGCTGCCCATGATGGCGTCGACGATCTGCTCAATCTGCTGCTGCTGAACCACGTCGGGTTCCGTATCCGCCTTCGCCATCTTGTGTACATGCGGGTCGACGATGACCATTGAAGATTTGATGTTGTGGAAGAAGTGATACATGCGGGCGAATAGTTGCGCTTCGGCCTGGCGGGCGCGGATCGTGTCGCGGCCCGGATTCAGAACCGGATCATCGTTGGATTTTGCTACCTTCTGCTTGCCTTTTGGCGCGGGAGGTTCATCGTCCGGATTCGGCTCCCATCCCTTGCCGGGTTTGGCTGCCGGGGCGCTGGGCGTGGCGGGCAGTTGATCGATCGGCATCCATCCGGTAGTGAGCCAGTTCCCTAACTGATCGGCTTCCGCCTCGGGCCGTGGGTCCCAGCCGCGGGCTACGCGCTTTTCGTTGATCGTGGCAATGCCCGACTTTAGATCGGTGGCGTCAATTTCTGCCTGCTTCGTCGGATCGGGATCTTGCGAAATGTCGAACTTGAATTCGTATTTCTGATATCCCATCTTGCGCTGGAGTGTAAAGTTGATAGCCTTTTCAACCCACTCACGGAACGGCGCAACTCCTTCCTCTTCGGCGGCTTCCTGATTGGTCTGAGCTGTTGCGCGATTTTGCATTTTTAGTAACCGCTGCGGGCTCACGCCATATCCGAAGCAGACCTTGCGCGTGTGTAGATCGTCGAATTCGTCCGATAGTTTCGGCTCCTCGAATTGCTTGATCAGGTCTTCCTTGGCGCTCTCCGAACTTCTGAACCCCTGGGCGAATCTAAACATCCGCCGCGCCTCAAGGTTGCCGCTCATGTCGGCATTTAGATAGTCCATTGCGGTCTTGACGACATCGGGCGAAGCGTCGGACGGAACTACCCAAAGGACATTTGGAATCGAACCGTCCTTGTAGAAGTTTGTGACGTAGCGGAGCCGCTGGATTCCGATTTCAAGCTCGGGGGCTAATTCTTCCGTGGGGGCCAGTCCGTAAAGTTGCGAGGCCACGTTTCCGACTTCATAAACGATCTTGCGGGGCCGGTAAATCAACTGGTCGGTAGTTAGATTGACGCGAGGGATTCCATCCCAAAGCTGCTGATAAGCAGGGGCCGGAGACTGCGGGGTGTAGCCGTTCGCGTCCACCAGCCGAGTTATGTACGCACCCTGCATGACGCGCCATTCATACACTGTTCCATCCGGCGCTTTCCGAATCAAAAAGCAGCCCGCATCGATTCGCAGCATGTCGTCGATGAGCGGCTGTACCCAGTCCTGAAACTCATGCTCACCGTCTGGGCATGACATGAAGTCGGTCAGTTTTAGAATTGTGTCGTCTTTAAGTTGCTTGGCTTCGCGCTCTTTCTGGTCTTCGCCAGGCTGCGTCCGAAGTTGAATCTTCCAGCCAAGAGAACTGATGATGTTCTCAACGTTGCTGATGCACATCCTTGCTAGCGGATACCGCGCCAGCGCCTGCAAATCGGCCGCCGTGTACCGCGAATCGGGCCGGGGTGTAAAGATGAGGTTCTGCCCCATCTGCATATTGAGGCCGAGCGGCTGGGCGTCAGGCGGTCCGAATGGGGCGACGGGCTGTAGGGGACTCGGAAAGTCCGTCGGCTTCATGCCGGGGATTACATCCGATGGGGCTTGGTACAAGCTACCCTGGAGCCGGGTAAGCATCTGCGCTAAAGCGCCGAGCGGTCTGACTACGGCCGCGCTCCCGGCCTTCTTGAAGACTGCGAGCTGATTGAGGTCCGCCACGATTCGCAATCTATCACACGGCCGGAATCGGGGAAATGATGGGGAGTGTTACAAGAGGGCAATAGGCATCGAAGCGTGTTACAACTGTAAACTTTGAGGAAGTGCTACATCCTCGATCGCGCCCAGCGCCCGCGCCAGGCACTCGATCTCCAAAACCAGCCGCCAGGTCGGAATTCCAAAGGCTACCGCAAACCTTTCAATGTGCATCGGCGATGGTGTGCAGTGCCCGTTCTCGTACTTCGATATGTACGTCCGCTTGCATTTCAACTGCTTGGCCATCTGCCGCTGCGATCTCTCGCCGCGGTGTGCGCAGAGTACCAGCTTTGTCGCCAGGGCGAGCATTTCATTTGTTGGTTGCCGGTCAAGATCGAACTTGTAGGCTGGGAGTGTCAACGGCTTCGAGCAGCGCCTACAGCAACCGTTGTGCGTGCGGTATTGATTTAGGCCGCAGTGCGGGCAGCGGGTCACGGGGTCGTCTTCTTCCATCACCGCTTTTTCCCCTGCTTCGTCAGGTGTCCCAGATGCCAATGACCGCCGCAAATCCTGCACCGGTAAGCCCTCAGCGTCCCTTCGCCGCGATCAACTACGCCGACAGGATTGCGGGCCGTCCGCGCCGCCTTCATGGCTCCGTTGCGGCATGGGAAAGCTACCTTCGTACATCGCTGCTGCACGTGGACTTGGCTATCGGGATTTAGAAAGGCGTGGGCCATGATGCCTCGGCGTTTCAATCGCGGCAGAGCGGACGCGTTGTGAGCTACAGGTCACTTAAACCGGAGGAACGCCCAGACCCTCTGCAAACCCGCACGAAGTGGCTGCTCTTCATGGACGATTCCGTCCGCTCTGCTATCCCCTTGCGGGGAACTTAACCTAGTTTCGCCCGAACAAAGCAATCCTTCGCTTCGAGCAGTTTACGGAGTCCTGCCGACTTCTCAGGTCCATCGGGCAATGTCACGTCGAACGCAACGGCCATTTCTCCGATAGGCTTGCTGATCTCCTGTAGATGAACAGGAAGATGCTCATAGGCAAAATACTTCAAGATTGGTGCGTTCATGCTGTCAATCTCCTTGCTTCAAAGAATAGCGGTGATGCGGTTGATCCGCATTTTTCGCAGTAGTGCTCCATCCTTGCCGGGTCAAAGTTCATCGGCCACTGACAGCCGGGGCAACTCTCAAACGCAGGAGCAGAGCGATAGCGCTTGGCGGTAATCTCCGAAAGGACTAAAGCCCACGCTTTGCCAGTGTCCGTCATCTCGCCAATCCTTTCACTTCCCGTCCATGAATGTCATCCGGTCCCAACTGCTTTCCGCCGTAGCCTACGGCATAATCCGGCTTGCAGTACCAAAAACCCCTACATGCGCTGCAACTGTAAAGCATCGCATTCTGCCGGATGGCGGCAGGCTTTCCGGGCATTGTCGAGACCGTTACATGCTCGACCGTGATTGTTCCGGGCCGGTGACAGGCCGGACATGGTTCTTTCAGGCTTACCGGCTTGTGCTGCTTCGGTTTCGCGGGAGGGGACGGGAGAATCGACCGGGGAAGGAACAGCCGGAGGAACCAGAAGAACGCTCGGCCTAGCCAAATCCAAAGCATGTAACAATCCTATCCTACTTCCGCATGTTTGTAACAGGTCCGCGCGTGAAAATCTTTGGATCGAACTCCGCCGTCTTGACCGCCGGCCATGACGCGGAACAGGAGTTGCATCGATAATTGTTCCCGATTCGGACTACTGCGGTCGATTTGCAGTTGATGCAGGTTACGGTCTGAACCCCGGTATCCGGCTTGGTCATCTTCGCGCTTTCCATGTATTCCTGCACTTTCTGCTGTTCGCCCGCGGCTTGCTGGGCGGCGTAGGTCAGTAAACCGTAGCTGTAGTTATGGCCGCGCAGCCAGTTTACTCCCTGCGCAAAGGCATCGACCCAATCGTCATTCGCTCCGTTAGGGAACATGGCCATATGCTCGACGAATTCATGATTCCATGGGGCCTCGATTAGATAGACGTTCCCGGCCTCGCATTCAGGGGTTGACGCATCTGCGCGTTGCAGTTTTGATCCTTGGGGCTCGACCGCAATCAGTCCGGGTATTTTGCTCTTGAGGGACGCAATAATTGCCGGCCCATTGGCCTTCTTTTCGACTAGGTGCCTACTCGCGAGGGGATGTGAGATTGCGAAGTTGACGACCGCCTGCTGCTGTTGGGGGAATGGGAGGCGTGCCTTGAATGCGTCAAGGACATCTATATCAGCTCCGCATTTCCCGAGGCAGAAAGCAGCATTGTAATCCGAGTCCGCATTGCCCTCCACGGCAAAGTCCCACGTGGTGATGATCTGATCGTACTTAGCTCGTGGCGTGCCGCGGTACTTCCACCACTCGCGCAGGAAAACGATACCGGAATCGGGGGCAGGCTGCTGCTGATCCTGCGTTGCCCATGTGCGCGTGTGGATCTTCCGGTTTGCGATGACTTCCGGCGTGTGACGCCGTGGCTGCAGGACATCTCCCGTCTCGCGGGCGTGAACCTTTCCAGATATAGGGAAAGAGTATTCCTTCCTTGCGGGGGCTTCCAGCGGAACGACTACATCCTGCCACTGGCCGGGTTCATTTGTTTTCAGCCAGCCCGTCAGGTCGTTTTCCCCGGTTCTCTGTTCGATCACGATAATGACACCCGTCGCCGGATCGTTGAGGCGCTGGCGAAAGACGTTCGGAAACCACTCGTGAAGTTCTTTTATCTTCGCTGCGCTCCGCGCCTCCGCCGGATTCATCGCATCGTCAACGATGAGGATGTCGCCGCCTTTACCGAGCGCCTCAGAACTCCCCACAGATGTAGCAATCATTTCCCCTTGTGCTGTGTTCCGGTATTGGTCGCGCCGGTTTGTATCCCGCGTGAACTCTAATGGCCATAGGTTTTGATACCAGCGCGACTCTATCAGGCGGCGGCGCGCTGCCGAATGGTCTCCACTGAGGCCGGATGAGTGGCTGGCGGTAAGGAACCGCATCCCAGGCTGCCTGGTCCAAACCCACGCGGGGAAGCAAATTGTAGCTTCACTGGACTTGGCTGTCCTCGGTGGAACGTTGATTATCAGGCGGCGAATCTGGCGAAGAAAGGCGGCTTGCAAGTATTCGCCGATCAAGTCATAATGCCAGGACCACTCCAGATCTTTTCCCGGCTCAAGCACGTTCCATGATGCGCGAAAGAATGCCGCTGGATTCTTGCCCGCTTCGGCTCGCCTTGCTTCGATGCACTCCTCGTCCGCCGTCATATCGGCGAACCTCTGCTTCTCTGCCGCCAGAAACTCAAGCTCTTTGAGTTCCGCGTCCGTAAAGTACGGCATCAGTTCCGCGATGTTGGGGGCGATAGCGGCCATGAAACCTAGTTTATTCCGGCAGGCGCCGTCCGGTGACATCCGCAACTGCAACGCTGCCCGGCTAGTCCATGGTTCGGCTTATGGCGGCCATGGCATACGCCGTGGTGACCTTGTGCGCATTTGGCCGTAGGGTGCGCGCCTATCTCCGGCGTCTCGCGGTTCAGCCCCTTCATGCTGGTAGGCAGGTGGACGGCCTCCATGCGTTCATGGCACCATGCGCCGGTGGCTAAGGCAATCGATCGCATACAGTTTCTTCCGGCGGGAGCGCCGCACGCGGGGCAGGGAATGGATTTGAATGCGAGGTTGGTTCTCATCGCGCTACCCTTTCACGCCCTATCCTTCGTTTTCCTTCCGCAACTCACCGTCCGCCAACCTTGCGCCCTGCACAACAAAAACGGGCCGCGCCAGAATCCGCGCGATCGCCTCAACCACCATCTGCTGCATCGGAGGCACACCCTGGATGCTCAGCGCATCCCGCTGTACCTGTATTCGCATGAGCGCGGCTAATTGCTGGTCGTTGGTCTGATGGAAGTCTATGGAGGGCATCAGCGCCTCCCGCTGGCCCGGCAGGTTACGCACAGCGCAACGTTGGGAAATCCATGCTCGCAGCCGGTACGTCTCGGTAGCGCGGGCGGAATCGGCTTCACGGGTTCGGGTTCCTGCGGGACAGCCTCTTGCTTAATCTCCGGGCTGTCCGCAACGGCGCCCGCGGTCATGTCGGCAATTGCCATCTCTTCGGCCACGGCGTCAAGGTTGGCGACGCTGGGGCGAGTGTCACCCATCACAATGGGGATCGTTAAACCGCAGTGTGTTTCCTCAAATCTCAGGTTTGACACGTCAGCGGAGATTGGCTTGCGAGTGAAGAGCCCCGTCCTGATCGCTTGCGGCGATTCCAAGTCGCCGACACCGAAGGCTTCATCGGCCTGGGCAGGCGCATCAACCTTCTCGGCCGGCGCTTCCAGAAAATCCATCGGATCAATCGTCTGCTCTTCCGCGTGCTTTGTTGGCTCCTTCATAATCGCCTCCTCCGGCTCCGGCTTGCCGCCCTTCGCCGCTTTCTTTGATTTTCTCATTCTCTTGAACCTCTCATTAGCGCAAGCCCGGCACTCTCTCGTTTCCTTGCCGCCCCTTGTGGTCCGGAGAATCAGGTTCGCCGGATCGTCAAGCGAGTGTCCGTTGTGGCATGTGTTACGCTTTTTCAACCTTGCTCTCCGGTCAATCCTTCGCTTGCTTCAAGCAGGCTTTCAGTTCGTTTGCCCACTTGCGGATCGTCTGCTTATCGGCCGTCTCCTGGTAGACGGAAAAGCAAAGCATCCGGTCGGCAATGTCCGAGATTTGCTTGCGCACCGTGGCTGTCATTTCCCTTCAAGCCTCTTGAGCCTTCGCGCCATGCGGCTGCAGGCGATACAGAGCGCGATGGAGGCTATACTGTTGAAGAATCCCGCCGCCATGAGCAGAACAAAAAGGAGGTCATCCATCAGCTAATCCTCGCGCCGTGGCGCAAGCCGCACCACTCCTCAACGGTTTGCACGTGTTTGCCGGTCGCCGTCATCAGCATCACAATTCGACCGTCGCCGTTGATGATCGGATTCAGCCCTAATTTGTGGAGATCACCTACCGTCACTCGGAAGCCGTCCGCAAACAGGATCGGCTGGATTGTTTTGGGCTCGGGGTTCATCGGGTCGACTTCCACAATGCGCGGCGGATACGGACCCATACCGGCGGCGTGCGAAGATTGCGGGCACTTGTGCTCGCCGTCCTTGGCTTTCATGCGGCCGCAGAGAGGGCAGCGCCGAAGGCCTAGCTTTGCGACTTCATCCGCGCGCGCGGGGATTCTTGCATTCCAGCTCGCTACAAGTGGGTTGGGCACGTTCGGATTCGTAGGGAGCGAGTTTACGGTCTTGATCAGATCGTTCGCTTGAGCGATCTTGTCTATGACGGAACCATTGAACGCCAACCGGATGAACCAGAGGGCGGCGGCGAACAACCCGCAGATCGCCAAGGCCATCAGCATCCACCAGAGGTAGACCGGGATTGGAACTTGATCGGTCATTCGGCCTCCTGGAGTTCCTTTTCAAACCAAGCGATCAGCGCGCCATGCTCCTCATGGCTCGTAAATCGAGCAAGCGCGTGAAGATACCGCAAAGTTGCAGTTCCACGATCTGTGAAATCAAGACCATGGGGAGTTTTGGTTCCGTCTTTTTCGATCCAATGGGTTACGATCACATTCAATTCAGGCACAAAGCTCACAACTGCTTGCCTTCCGTTGGGGGAGTTAAGCGTATGTTGGCTAACTTTTGTGATTCCCATTATCAGGCCTCTGGGTGGCACTGCTGGACTGTGATGGGCGGATTGAGCACATTCCGATCACGTCCGCTCAGCACGGCGTCGACCATGCGGTAGATGTTTGGCAGCACATCGGACTCCAGCACGGCGGGAAACATCCGGTCCTTACGGGTGCTGAGTGGATGCAAGAGCATCTTTTCAAAGCAGGCGCGCGTGATTTCGATGGCCAGCGTGTCGCGCAACTCCCGCAATTCGTTTTCGGGGGTCATAGATTGCCTACTTTCCCGGCATGGGCGGCTTAACCGCGGGCCGCGCCGGCGATCTCGGGGCCTGAGGGGTCTGCGCTTGCTGTGCCGGAACAACCTGACCGCTCTGGATATTCACCGCCCAGCCGGGATGCGCCTGCATGAAAACGGCTTCAAAATCCTGAATGTCCTTCGACAGCGCCGCAACCTTCAGTTGCAGATTTTCAGTTTTCAACTGCTCGAACTCATTCAGCGTTGGCGGTTGCTGGGGCTGTGGCGGCTGCTGTGCGGCCAGCGGCGCCGGGGTAGGGGTTTGCACGGTCTGTGCGGCTACGGGCGGAGCAGGGGCCGCCGTGGGCTTTTGAGCGTGGCTTACAAGGGTTGCGGTAAGCAAGGAAAGGCAAAGGGTGAAGCGGGTTAGATTTCGCATGAGCAGAACTCTACGCCCCGCATGGAAGATTGTCAAAGGATATTTTGTAACATGCCGGGATTTAGCTCCCGGTCATGGCCAGCGGTTGCGGAGTTTGGATTTGCGAGAGGAGGGACGGTGGAAGGAACGTGCGCGGGTTGGATTGGCGGGGCTGGCTTGGTAAGGGTACTTCTACGCCGCAACGTCCTCAAAGTCAAGATGGAACTGCGCCACGCGGAACGCCTGGTCGACCACTAGGTTCGCGGGATCATGCGCGGTGCGGTGCCCCAGGTCTAGGTCGTACCACTCCACCAGCGCGCGGCCACGGGCATCGAAGCCGACAACGCAGCCGGGATCGCCGGCAATGGCGAACTTGAGGTAAACCCTCGTCCCGATCTCGATTTCGCTGCGCTCCGTCATGGCGATCACCGTCATGAAATAAGCATAGCATGGAAGAAGTTGAACGCTGAGCAAAATGTGACAGGGCGCAAAAATCCCCCGATACGGCGCCTTAAACCGTACCGGGGGAGGGAGACGCATGTTTCCAAAGAGGAACTGCCGGCTTAGGCCGGTCTGATGGAATTGTACGCCTACTAGGGCCGCTCCCGGCAAGCCTCGCAGTTGGCCGCGTGGTCCCGTTGAACGCGCTGGGCATCGAGAACCCATTGGGCGTAGAGAACTTGCATAGGGAAGAGATTTGCGGCTTTCTGGAGGTTCTGCGCGTTGCGCTCCGCTGCTTCCAGTTCCGTCATGGTTTCGCATTCCATGTCAGTCCTCCGTATCCGCCCAGTAGGTCGTCTTGGATGATCCAGACTCCTGCCGGTCCCGGAATTCCCCCCACCGCTCGGCCCTGATTCCGAATGCCCGTAGGCTCTGCATTTCGCGCATTTTAGCGAGAAAGCACATATCCTCGCCCGTGTACTCCTTGTCTTTCCGCGTCCGGTGAAGCATAAGAATCATCTGCGCTGCCTGCTCGAAGGCGCTTGAGCCTAAGATGTCCTCTACGTCCGGGTAGCGGTTCAAATCATTCGGCGGAGCTCGCCGCAACTGGGCCAGGGCCACGGTTCGGCAATAATCCCGCGCGATATGGCGAAGTGTCTCCGCCTGTTTCGGGGCCGCCTCAATAATCGTTCTAGCCTTCGGTACGATGATCAGTTGGGCATAATCGGCCACAATCAGATCAGCCTTCCAGCGCTTCGCCGCCAGGATGGCTCGGGAGCGGAAGTCGCTTACCTTCATTTCGTGCGTGTCATCAATGAAGATTGGAAGATCTAAAAGCTCCTCTTGCGCCAGGCGTATACGCCGACGCTGTTCAGGGGTAAGACACCGCGGGTCCCGCATGGCTGCGACCGGAACCTGTGCAATTAAACGCCAGAAACGCCGTTGGAGTTGCTCCTGCTTCATTTCCATGCTTTGCAAATGCACCCGCAGACCGCGCCGGGCGTTCGCTAGTGTAAGTTGCAGAGCGGCTTCCGTTTTCCCACTATGCGGCCGTCCGGCGATTAGGCAGAGTTCCCCCTCCATAAGTCCGCTTGTTACGCGGTCTATTTCCGGGGTGAACACGCTGGCACCAAGCGTTCCGCCCATCTGAACGTTGCACTCTGCGTCAAATTGGTTAGCTGCGTCAACTACCAGATCGGCGATGGGCCTGCCGTGGCGCGTTACCCGCGCGGCCGATTCTTGCATTTGCTCAATGACGGAACTGATGGTTTCGGCGGCGGATTCAGATTGGTCCGCGGCTCTTTCAATCGCAGACTCACATATGCCCATCAGGCGGCGCCCGAGGGCTATGTCCCGGAGAATCTGGATGTACTGATCGCTTACCGGCCGGCGCGGAAGCCCCTCCGTCAAACTGGCCAGGTAAGCCACTCCGCCGACAGCCTCAATCTCTTTGTGAGTGGCAAGTCGCTGAGAGAGTGTTGCAATGTCTGCCTGTATACCCTCATCTAACAACTCGCCCATTCTCAGCCAGATGCGGCGGTGTGAATCAAGCGAGAAGTCATCCGCCTCTACGCCTGACTCTTGTGCTGTGTAGTAGGCAAGATTGTCAAGCATCACCGCGCCCAGAATGGTGCGCTCAAGGTCGGGGGAAGCCGGCGCGGATAAGAGGACTGTGGTGCTCATATTTCATCCCCAAGCCGATGAAGGCGAATTTTCTGTGGGGTGCCATTCTTGTGCCGCCAGTTCTCTGGGTGCTCCCAATGGCCACCAGAAAAGAAGTTGAGTGGCCCCCATGGGGCGTGATCGAGCGTCGGGGCTTCTTGTAACAGCCGGCGATAGGCAGAAACCATACGATCTTTAAGTTTTTCTAAATCGCCGCCGCGTTTTTCCTCGTTCCGGCCGATTTCCTCTAAGGCCATGCGAAGATCGCGGCCGGCGAGGTTCAGTTCAAGTAAAACCCCACTGGCAAGCATTGACGCATCAATATTTTCTTTTCTAAGTACATCTTCATCTTCTATCTTCATCTTCCGCGCGGAAGGGGTTGGAATTTGCTTAACCCCAGTGGTTGGAATTTGCTTAAGCAAACGGGGATTTCCGCCCTTAGAACCAGCTTCTGAGCGAACTTTTCGGATATATTCGTCGTTTACCATGCGCCGACTGTAGATTGCGCCCGTCCCATCCTCTCGACTTGCTACCCCAGAGGTTAGGAGGTTGGTTAGGGTGGTGGTTAGAATTTGCTTATCCAAACCGAGAAGTCTGCTGAGCGAATCTTCTCCCATCGCCTGCCCATTTAAAACCAGAACGCCGCGCCGCTCCGACTCGTGCATGAGGCACAACATCTCCCACCACACGCCGCGGTCATGGTAGTTCAATGACTGGACGCCCATGTCTTTACGCCAATCGCCGGGATAGAACTGAAAAGCAGGCAACTTACTCAAAGATTTTCACCTAATACGCCATGCCTATGCTTGAGTTTGGCGGAGGGGGGCCGGTGAAATATCCCCCCTCTAAGCCTTGTCAGGCGACAGGCGACGGGAGCAACCCCGCTGGAATCATTTTACGGCAAGCATTCCTCGTTTGCAACCCCAATCTTAAGCCGGTAGTGGGCCAGTTTGGATTTCCACAGGGTCGCTTTAGCATCCCAGTCTATGCCATGATTGAGATGCTATGACAATCGGTAAAGGGAAGCGCCCCCGCGATCCCAACCAACTCGCCGCATGGACCGTGGCAGTTTCCACGGGCCAGATTCAAGCGCCGGAGCCCAAAGCGCTTCCGCCCGCAATCAGCATCGCGCCCGCCGCTCTTTCCGAGTATATGGCCTCCATCGGTCGCAAGGGCGGTCAGATCGGCGGCAAGCGGCGTCTGACTACCATGACCAAGACGCAACGCTCCAGGGTGGCAAAGAGGGCTGCGGCGGCACGCTGGAATCGCCCGAAATAGGGCCGTCAAAGACGGGACCCCAGTTGAAATGTTTCATGGCAACATTGATTTCAGCCAACCTTTGAACATTTCCCACATGACGTAAAGAACCCCTGCGCTGATAGTGAAGACCCAAAGCGCAAAGAAAACTGCCAAAAATATTTCGCCCATCGTGAGCGGTTTCGGCGTGGTTTCACTCATTGGATTATCTTAGCTTGAAAGATGTATACCGAGCAGGAAAATTAGGCAAACGCAAAAACCCTAGAGTCCGCGGCGAGAAAGGGTGGCGTTACTGCGACTAGATTCTACTAGGTGGTCCATCATTCGCTCTATGATGTATTTCACCGCCGCATCCGGGTCCATAGGGTCACCGTCTCCCAACTCATCCACAACCACAATTTCCGATTCTAAACCAACGCGAAATTCTAGGTTGTAGAAGCCGATATTCAGTTCAGTGCATCGGATACACCTCGAATCAAGATAGAGGTCGGTGTATGTTTGGCTCACGAAAGGCGCGGTGCCATTAACCGATATTCGCACACCCCGCTCATCTAGAGAGGGCTTGAACTGTCCACGAAGATTCACATGCGGCAAAGCATCTGTCGCTATCTTTAATTTCTCAAGTAATGATCTCCAGAACCTTGGAGCGCCCGACGCGATGAGGAGAGCCGCAATCCGATTTTGATCCTCGATGGCCCTCTTTTCTTCATCTGCCAAGTCGCTAGCTGTCCGGCGCTGTTTCAGGAAATCAGGTATAAGGTTTCTGTCTGCCACGAACTCTCCTCCTAGCCAGATCATCGACGAATCGACCTGTTGGGCGTTATATTAACTCCGCTGGCCTATCCGCACAATGACACCCTATGCTGCATCAACCAAAAAGTAAGAGAATCTTCATATTTTATGCGCCCTTTCGCATTATTTCCTTGACATGCTAAAGCGGCTATTGCATAATAGACAGTATGAACACATTAGATAACAAAACGCGGTCGCAAGTTGTCGGATGCCTAGTTGAAGGCTGCTCTATTCGCGCCACTGTTCGCATGACGGGCGTCTCCAAAACTACCATCATGAAGCTGCTTTCCGACCTTGGCTCTGCTTGCGCCGCCTACCACGATTTCAAGGTTCGCAACCTCCGGGTTCGCCGGATGCAGTGCGACGAGATTTGGCAATTCGTGGGCGCGAAGGCAAAGAACGTTAGTGCGGAAAAGAAGCAGGGCGGATGGGGAGACGTTTGGACTTGGGTTGGAATCGATGCCGATACGAAACTGGTAGTCGGCTACCTAGTAGGCGGACGGGATGCGGGCTGGGCTCGTGATTTCATGGAAGATTGCGCCAGCCGCATCAAAGGGCCGCGTACAGCTTACGACAGACGGCCACAAGCCCTATCTACAGGCCGTCGAAGATGCCTTCGGAATGGATGTGGACTTCGCCACGCTCACGAAGATTTATGGCGCTTCCTCAGACGAAGATCACCGCCGCTACTCTCCCGGCAAGTGCATCGGCTGTGACATGAAAACCGTCATGGGCGATCCAGACCCAGCCCACGTGAGCACGTCCTATGTCGAGCGTCAGAACCTTACAGTGCGGATGCAGAATCGCCGCTTTACACGGTTGACCAATGCGTTCTCAAAGAAGATCGAAAACCACATCTGCTCCGTTGCACTCCACTACATGCATTACAACTTTTGCAGGGTTCATCAGTCGCTCAGAGTTACGCCAGCTATGGAAGCCGGGCTTGCGGATCACGTTTGGATGATTGAGGAATTGGTTGCATTGATGCCGAAACCGACCGTTGCGAAATCGACAATCGACCGGGACTTGCTGCGGAAGGCGCTTGGGGAAAGCGCATAACATATGCGGCTATTCTGCGGCCCAATCTGGGACCTTGGCGCGCCTTTTCCAGTGCATCCAAAGTGAGTCAGCGAGCGGAGGAATCTTCGATTGCAATTCCCGGACAGAATCTGGCCCGATCTCTTGACGGCGGCCAATTCCGGGGTAGATGAATACCATATCAACATCCTCTCCCACCCCGCTCCTCGATTTGTGCGCTTCCCGAAATACGAAAGCTGCCATGGTCATCAGGTTTGGCTTATCCAACTTGGGATATTCGTAGAGGCGATCTGAAAAGTAATCGGCTATAACCTTCCCTGATCCATAGGCGCAGTAGTGATGCTCGGGAAGCATAATTGCCCCGTCTGTGTAGTAAAGGACAGGAACAGTGTTCGGGAACTTAGCTTGAATGACCACGATAAAATTCATCGGCATTTCAGCCAAAACATCCAAGAACTGCGTATGTACGCACTGCAAGCTGGCTTCAATCAGGGTTTTGAATTCGCGCAGAACGTCTGATCCTTTTGCGAATGCTTCACTTAGAGCGTTGTGTATTAGCTCATTTGTTTTTACAATCGCGGGCGTCGGACCAGCTCCGGCAAGGTAGAAGTCGCACGGCAGAAGGTGAATCGGATAAATCTTGTCAACGCTTCGTTTTGCTAACCACCCGTCATTCTCCTCCCGATCCGCGCAGAGCAGAACCCCGCCTTCTGCGCTTCTGTAGGCTGCTACCAGGGTCATGGGCCGTGGTCCTTTCGGAAGCCGCTTGGGTTTTGGGATCGGAAACGGGCGCGGAAATGGACTCGGGGCGAATGGACGCGGCTTCAGGAATGGCGAAATCATAGCTCACTGGCCTCTTGTGCTGCATCTGCCTGTGGAAATCCAAACTGGCCCACTACCCAATCGACGGTAGTGGGTGGGTTCCCGCATCGCGGCGATCTATTCGACCTTACCG